CGAACCAGCCCGGATGCTCCCGCGCGATCTGGTCGGCTCGGGCCTGCCGCTCGGCGAGCTTCGCGTCCGCAACGCCGCGCGAGCTGACAGCGCCTGCAGCTGCACCGAGCGTAGCGCCAATCATCGGTCTGTCCGGCGTGAACGTCGCGCCTGTGGCCGCTCCGACCGCTGTACGGGTGATGAGCGGTGCCGCCGCCTCTCCGACCAGTCGCTCGACTACGGGTTCGGCCAGCTTCTCGGCAGGCCCGCCAAAGAGCATCGCCGCCGTCTGGGCCGCGCCGATCGCCGCTTCCTTCCCACTGCCTTCGCCGCGCGTGTACTTGCCGAGTGCGTAACCGGCCTTGCCCGGCGTCTCGGCCAGCGCCTTCGCGGTCTCGATGGGATGCGTCGTCATCTCCATCGCGCTTTCGGCCAGGTCTGTCCCGAAGCGACCGGACTGACCCGGCGCGTGGGATTGGAGCTGCTCGGCCAAGCCAGGCGTGTCAGCGCCGACTTTGGTGACGTCGGGCCGCGCTGCGACCGGCGGCTTCAACCGTAGCGGTTCTTCGGGCTTCGACACGACGACCGGCTTGAGGCGCATCGGTGGCGCTGCCGGCTCGCGCAGGTTGATGTCGCCCTTCTTCCCTCGGATCTCAGAGAGTGCCGCGTCCATCGGGTCAGGGGCGTCTGACTTCTTTCCCCTGATTTCCGATAGTGCTTTGTCGAGCTCGTCCTCTGGCGCTACTGAGACACCCATCTACTGGATCAGGTATTTGGTAGCGATCTGCTTATCGGAGAACCCGCGATCTTTGAGAGCTTTTGCTTCCTCTCTGCTGATGGTCGTCTTGCCACTGCCGGTCCGAACGGTCGAGCCGTCGCGTTTCTGAGGATTTGGTGCAGAGCCGTCGCGCACCGTTGACCCGTCGGGCTTTCCCTGCGCGGGGAACGTCTTTGAGAGAGCGCCCCGGATGCTGCGATCGACGCCGGCGTTCGCAGTGAGCTTGCCGGCGACCCGGTCATTCACCGTCTGCAAACTGTCGCGACGCGCGACGAGCGGCGTGAGCTGCGCATCGATTGCAGCCGCTGTCGCCTTGTCCTGCGGGATCTGATCAGGTGCGAGCTTCGCGCGCTTCGCTTCGAGCGCTTTGACGCGGACGTTCACCTCGTTCAACTGCCCGCGAACGGCGGTCGACGCGTGCACCGCGCTCTGATCGCCAGCGCCGGAGCTCGCGCGCGAGGGCAACGGATTCTTGACATCGTACGCGCGATTGTCGGCGTGAATCTTTTCTGAGTCCGAAATGTGCTCAGTGCGATCCTTCTCCTTTGTCGCGTCCGTCTGCGCGCGTGCGCGGTACGCGTTCGACTTCGTGTAGTCGAGTGCGCCGGGAATCGTCAGACTCTGTTGCGTGACCTTGGGAGCTGTCACCTTGCCGGGAGCGCCCATCAGTCCGTTCGTCTCGACGGTGCCAGGCTCGACGACGTCCTTATTCTCTATACGTGTAGGCGTATAGCCGGCGGCTGCGTCCGCTCTCGACTGCGCTTCCGTTTCGCGCGCGTCCTTCCGGTTGGCCATGTCGCGGTTGAAAGTGTCCTGCTCGACCTTCCGCTGTTCTTCGCGGTCCTGCCGTGCGCGCTCCGCATCCTGAATCGCTTGCTGGCGCTCAGCTTGCTTCCGCGCGTACGCGCTCTGAATGAGCGTGGTAGCGCCGCGAGTGACGGCGTCGATCGCGTTGCCGACGTTGTCCTGAACTGGTTGCCCGGGGTAGAGTCCGCTTCCAAAGACTCCACCGAGCTGAGCGCGATACGGCATGACTACCTCCCGCTGCGGGACGTCGGGTGACCCTTCTTGTACGCCGGATCGTTCGGCGCTTTGGCGATCGCGCCGTAAGCGGTGTCGTCGTTGACGCGTGGAACCACGCGCGGTGCTTTCGGTGGCTTCGATGGTCCCTTGCCCTTGGGAGAGCGCTTCGTCGCCGATTTCGTGTACGCCTGTGTGATGAGTGACATTTGACTAATCCTTCGTGTTGACGTTGAACTGGTCGTTCGAGATTTTCCGCTTGGAGAGTCCGAGCGGGTCGACGGGGTCGTAGCCGCCAAACCAGTTACCAGGCTTAACCGGCTGCGGCTGCGTCGCGGCTGCGGGGGTGCCCGGAATCGCCGCTTGCGATGAGCCCAGCGCTCCCTGTATCAGGCTGCCGGCTTGGTAGACCTGCGTGCCCACGTCGATGCCTGCGCCTATCGCGCCGACGGTGGCTGCCGATTGCGCACGCTGCGATGCTGTCAGACCCTGATCGCGCTGCGACGCCAAGTCCTGCTGCTCGCCGTAGAATTCGCGCGACAGATCGCTGTTCGTTTGGCCGCTCAGCGTTGAGGCGTCGCCCGTCTGGTTGCGTTCCGAATCTGCGGCGAGGCTCGCCTGCTCGCTGCTGTAGCCGCGGCTCGCGTTGGTGCTACCGTTGCCAGCCTTGCCGGTGATGATGTCCGTTGCCTTGCCCTTGGCGAGAGCTGTGGTGATTCCGGCGGCGTCAGTTTTTGCCTGAGCGCCCTGCTTTTGCGCGTCCGCGAGAACTGGCGACGTCGCTGTATTCGCGCCGCCGTTCAAGATGCCGCGCGCGTTCAGGGATTCGTTTACGCCCTGCCGGGTATACGACTGTGACTCGCCGAGTCTGCGATGCGAGGTCTGATACGCGCGCTTTATCAGCGTCCGGTCCTGCACGCCCTGCTTGTGCGCGCCGACGATGCCGGAGATTCCGCGGGCCAGTCCTGCCGCTGCCGCCAAAGCCGCCAATATCATTTCGCCCCCGAGGGAGCGAGCCCAAGACCTTCGATCTGGTAGCGGCCAGCGGCCGACACTGCCTGCAGTCTGAGTTTCAGGCGCATCCCCGGCACCGCGCGAAACGCGATCGGGATGGTCGCCCGAGTGCCGAGCTCACCGCCGCCGCCCGAGACGTTCACCCATTTGCCCCAACTGTTGATCCACCGCTTGAGGATGAAGTCGCCGGCGGCCGGCACGATTGCGCCCGCCACCGAGTTGCCGATATTCGTGTCGGTGTTCGACGTATCGAGCCAGAGGTCGCCGTCAGTCGGCGCGACCGGTGCGGTCGGTTGCAGCGAGACCAGCACCGGCGCGATCTGTTCCTGGTCGACCGACGGCGTCGCCCGGAACACGATTGGGAGCGACGCCGCCGATTCCCACGAGAGGCTGAGAAACACGCGGCGAGTTACGCCCTCGTCGTCGACGCCAAAGGGTGCGTACTCACCGAAGGTGACGTCGGGTAGTGACGTCGGCAAGATCGGTGAGACGCTCGCGTCTGCCTTCGCTCCGTACTCTCTTATGTTCTGATCGACGACGACTAGTTGTGTCTGCAGCATCATGCGCCGGCGAGGGGTCGCTGTCTCGCGCCGCAAGAACGTGCCGTGCGTCAGCTGCTTCCCTGTGATTACCTGCCGCGTGAACCCTTCCGTCTGCACGTGGTACTTGATGATGACGGTGTCAGTGCCGTAGCCGTAGCCCGCCGCAGCATTGCACCACGGAATTACGACCCACACCTGCATCGCTTCGGGATCAGAGAGCATCCAGACCAAATCCTGATTCGTCTGCCCGGGATAGGCGGTGCCGCGCGTAGTGTCTTGCCAGATGAGGTCCCACCATCCCAATGACTTCCCTCTGAAATCGACCACTCGCCGGTAGATCGGTTCAACGGTCGCGCCGTCGAACGCCCAGAGTCCTTCGGTCGAGACCCCGTAGAGCAGAGCGTCGGGACCTTCGATCATGCAGTGCGGCCCGCAGACGTTCCTCGATTTCCGGATCCCGACGGTGCCGTTCGTCAGGAAGCTCTCGCGGCCGAAGCCTGCGAGGTAATGCAGCTCGCGATTCGTGGCGATCCAGAGTTTGCCGGCCCACGGGTAGCCAGCGCGTATGATTTCGCCGGACCCGCCGATGTTGATTGCGTCGGTGTCCAAGAAGTCGCGGTCTACGCCAGCTGGTCCCGGATCGTTCCCGAATTTGAAAGGGTTCCCGACGTTGGAGAACATGAGGCGGTTGGGCCCGTCCCCCTTCGTGGCGTCTCGGCTGTCGAAGCCCCAGGCGAAAATATGGTTGTTGAACGCGGCGACTCCCCGTGGGAAGAAGTTTTTTCCTTTCGTGCCGGCCGTGGCCTCGTTGTACTGACCGGTGCCCGTACCCAGCCAGTCGAATACGGTGCCACTGTCCTCAGTCAGGCCGCCGCCCGAATCGTGATGCACGAAGAGTCCGCTGC